TTTAATTTTTTTAAATATAAAATTAATATTGATTACGAATTACAATTAACTATTATTAACATTCCCACATAGTATAAAGTAAGTACTAGATAAGAGGAATTACAATAATTAACATTGTTCTTAATATCGATTAATATCTTAAACGGTCCGCGAAACAACCTACCGAACAGGAGGAGCTGAATTTTAAACACCGCTGGTTGCGTAGCATAACCAAGAACTTTGTAGGTTATAGCACGCGTAATATCCATTTAACTTTTTGAGGCGAATTTAACGAGATTTCATTATTACTTATTTAGCATGATAACAACAAATTTTCACCATTATTTATTTAGCATGACAACAACAAATCGAAACCCACCTATAAAAAGTATTGAGGTGACGCCTCAGTCTCTCCCTGTTACGTCTGACCAACTATTAAAAGGACAGGATAGAGTATTACAAGAATCGGTTATGGTCACTACTCAATCAACATTCTTTGATGGAGTACCTGTAGCGAGATCAGGCCCAACAACCCATCATCGCTATTCTAACAGTAAAAAATCTAAAGCTAAAGCTGAAGATGAAGAGGAGAATAAAATCGCTCCAGTTGAAGAGCTTACTCCGCATGAATTGCACATGAGTAAGAAAGATAAGCAAGCAGCAAAGAAAGTTGCTAAACAAGACAAAAGCAAAATAATGCTTAAAAAGAGCGTTAACAAATTCGGTCGATCTACCCTTAAGGAGATAGATGACATTGTCACGAAAAATTTGAAGAAGGAATACAAACCCTTGCCAAATGAGATAATTGTATCTCTCACTGAGAAGGAGCAAATACAGTTAGATCGTATGAGAGAAGCAATGATCAGAGGATTACCTACACAGCCAGACCCTGACACAGATTATCCCCCATTTGAGCCGCTCTTTATTGACCCTAAGTGGAAAGGGCACAAGGTTCCCAAAACTTTAATTGGTATGGAAGAAGAAACAGTGCGAGCTCTACTTAACTCAATACACAAGACTCTCACTAACCAACTGACTTTAACACACCGCTTCGTTGTAGATCCAACAAAGGATATGTCGAATAAGCAGTTTATGACAAAGGACATTGGCAAGAAAGTCCATTGTAATTTGCAGGAGCTTATGCGCAGATTAAATGAAGTAATGCATTCCCATTGGAATATACTTGAGCGTGGACGATACATGTTGTGTGACTTTTTGGTGCTCATATATTCTGAGAAGACTGAGACCATTGAGCACTGTGTGCGTAGAGGCAGAGTACCAGAAAACCCTTATGGAAATTGGGATAAAGCTCGTTTGTCTGCTCCACCTCTTGCGGATGAATACTTAGTGAGTCCACAGGAAGGTTTTGAACCAATCTTCCGTATTGGAAAGATGAGGAATAAGTTCTTTTGGTTCAGTGAAGAAGATCACAAGCCTGAAACTTTTAAATTCTCAGCCGGTAGGCTTAAAGGATGTATTAAGAGTCAAGTGAATGAAAAACACATGACTCCAACTGATGTTGTTAAATATTTTAAACCTTTACTGACAATTGAAATGCCAAGTGCAGATAAATATTGTTGGTACTATAGGTTTATACACAAAGAGTGGTTTTATTACCATTGTGATGACGATGACGTTTGGAAGAGACACTTCTTTCGTCATTTGCACATCATTCATGACCGTTTAATAACATTTATACATCAATATGCTTCACAGCAAGCACTTACAGAGTCGGAAAGAGAACAAATGAAAACACAGCGGGCGGAAGCTTTTGCTGAGGTTATGCGTTCTCCAGAGATCCAAGAGTTGTTTGCTGATGGCTGGGAAAGAGAGGAGATTTGTGATAAGATTTACATGGAACAAACTCTCCTTTTAGATGATCGCGAACGTAAAAGTCTTTTCTTTGCATATAAGAAATCTTCTAGTCTCAAATGCACGCAGAGGGACATTGCAAGATCACGCATAGAGAAGTATGACGAAATATACCAAGAAGACTATCTTCTAGAACCATTACGCTTTAAAGATGTTGCCAAAGTGTACACAACTCAAAAACGATTTGATGTTCCAGATGAAGACGGATTTGTTGTGGCACGTCACACTTTTAGGGGAAATGTTGTTAGAGCAAAGAGAATTATTCCGGCAAACAAAAATATTTATGCCCTTGATCCAGAACTGCAATGCGGCATGGACGGTACTATTCGAGAATGTGTTGTTCAGCTTACTGGCACAGCCAAAGCTACGCTACTAACTCTCACATATACTATTGCAACACTGTCCGTTCTGGTAGGTATTATTTATGTCGTTATGAGGAATACTGATGTCGGTCAAGTTTTACTCGAAGAGATATCACTTGTTGTTCACACAGCTCGAAATGTTCGAGAAGTTGTTGAAGTGGCTAGACCGAGAGTTGCTCAAATTGTAAATCAATATGAGCAAGCCGCTGAGGAGCGCCAACAGGACGTCGGTATCAATTACGGTCGCTTGTTGGAGCAACTCGTGACAGGACATATTAGTTATGCAGAGCAAGTTAAATTGCTTGAGATTAAATCCTCTATACACATTATGTATCACTTCTATAATGGTAATTATGGTGCTGCATTAGAGTGGGCTACCAATTATGGTATCACTAGGCCTAGGGAGATTCTTATGGTTTTAAGATCAGCTGGGTTTAAGGCTGCGCTTGTTGCAGCAGTGCCTATTATTGTCTATCAAGGTGTTAAACTAGCAGTTACTCATGAGACTTTTGATATCTTGTGTCGATCGTATGATCAAGGTATTGTAGTTGATCCTCGTGATATGCCTGGAACAACTACAGCCAATTATGAGTTACATGCTGGGAATGGAGATTTTTCAGATATAATTGGGCATTTCTTGGCACCCTTCTTTAGTGAGGATGTTAACCAAGTTAGCCCTATGGTGTTACGAGATCTGAACACTCAGTTCCAGTATATGCGCAACGTGCGTAGTGATTTATCGAGTAAAGTCAAAGTTACCATGGACTTCCTTGGTGCTGTTTCACGCACATTGTTTGGTATAGATCTCACGGATCCGACATCCCATTTTTATCCTTTGAAATTGATGGAGATTTGTAAGTTTGTAAACAATATCAAACAGTCTGGGGAAGCTTTTCTAGCGGATCCTGAGATTTGTGAGAAGATTACCACAACTTACAAGGAGGCAAATGAGCTTCGACTCAGCCCACGTCATCAGATGTTACCTACGTTTATAACACAGTATTTTAACAAGCAGTTCGAAGAACTTCGAGATTATAATGCTCGTGCTGAACAGCAACTTACTGGCGCCCTTAAGAGGTGTGAACCACTGGGAGTCTTTTTCTTAGGAACGGCTGGCGTTGGTAAATCAGTTGCAGAAGACTATTTAATGCAAGCAATTTCTTATTTAGAAGGTGTTCAATATTCACGTATGAATGCTTATTCTTATAATGCTGATGATCCTTATTTTGAGGGGTATGCTAAGCAAAAGTTTTGCTTTATTGATGATATGTTTGCAACTACTGATATTGCTACGAGACAGAAGGAAGCGTTACAGATTATTCACATGATCAATAACGTTCCATATAATTTATGTATGGCATTTGGTCAGAAAGGTGCGAACTTTTTCGATTCTGACTATGTTTTCATGTCCACCAATCTCGGCGCGCAAGCTGGAGGTGGATACAAACACGTTAATTGGGATGACATTGGGTTATCATGTAAGGACGCCTTTTGTCGCCGTCTACATATCGTGTTATGGAGAGAAGAGAAATACAATGGAGAGCAAGAGAATACGATGTTTCGTGTTGAGCGATGTTTGTTTGATGAGACATTGGAAGGTCGAAGCATATCTGCTAAAGATCTAGCTCCACGATTGATTCTATGGCACAAGTGTCAGAAATTTCGTTCAGCCACCGATATATATGACAATGCACGTTTTGCTGATCTTTATCCAGAAGATCTAGAAATTGAGATCGACAACAAATGGCTAACTCCCCATTTGCGCCGTAATGATACAGAACGTGTTTTAGTCCCTGTGTTTAGAGATGTACCTCCTGCTTTACAGAGTGGACCAGATTTGTACACAGATGTACGAGAAGAAAGCACACAGCGACTTATGGAACCAGGCTTGTTAGCTCCAGCAGACTTTTTATTGCTTGTTATGCGAAAGTTCCCAGACTTGACCTTTGAAGACCGCTGGAAGACGGTTATGTTACACTTAGAGCATTCATGTCAAACTGAAAAAGAGAAAGAAAGGACTCGCATCCGTTTTAAAGATTGGATACGGGATGATGGGGAGCTCCACGCAGAAATTTGGTCGGCGTTGTACGATATGTTAGTGCGTGAAGATATTGCTATGTGCAAACTGAAGGGTTTGCCAGAACCTGTAATTCAGAGTCGTTTAAACTTTAAGAAGGCGGACTATACAAGGACAACTAGAAAACCGTGGACTTTTACTGAATTAGCTAGTAACGAAGATAGGGATGAATTCTTGAAACACAAGAAACTAATGGATGATCAGAAGGACGGATTTAAGTTTCCATCCTTGGAAGAAATGCAAGTTTACCTTACTGGCGCGCTCAAGGAGTACTTTGAATGGTGGTATGAGATATCACTACCAATGTGTGATTACTTAGGTATAACTCCAGAGACCTTATTTTACCGAGCTAAGATCATTATGCTCATACTCGCTTTAGTTTCATCAGTTGCTTTGCTATGCACCTTCTTCGGTTTTGAAACCGAGTCAAAAGTAAACAAACCAAAATCTTTGAAAGAGTTGTCTAGACATTCTAACACGAATAAAGGTCGGCTCAAAGCTTCCAAAATTCGTAGGATGAAAAGATTAAGACAAGGACCTGCCCGTACATGGAAGACATTACAAGCAGGTGACCCAAACTTTGGAAGTTCATGCGAGAAGTTGTTGCGCTCATCAATATATTTGATTGCACAAGGTGTTATGGATGGAGAACCAGTTAAATGTCGGAATGCTATTGGCTTTCATGTCAAAAATGGTTACATATTTACAGTTCGCCACTTTATAGACGAATTCCTGGAATATGATGAAGTTCATTTATATGCATATTGGGGAGGATACGATCCAAAGCAAAAGAGACCACGTTTTGTTGTGGAACTTAACTATGATGATGTGTGGTCTTTTGAAGATGCTGATGTTTCTGTCGTTAAATTACCAGAGAAAACATCTCTACCACCTGCTACTTATGAATATTTGGCTGATCCGGAGAAGGACCTTATTGTCTATGAAGGCATGCAAGCTAGTATTTTGTCTGCAACAGAGGATGGCGTTGGCACTTACAAACCAGCGATTTACGTTCGTGGTCCATTAACATCTAACTATAGTTTTTGTGGTCAATCAATGATTGTTGAGCATCCACACTATTATAGAGCTGCAACGCAAGGCGGTGATTCTGGGTCAATGTTGGTGATACCAGGTGACCAGGGTCGACCAGTTATCATTGGTTTGCACATAGGTGTTAACTTTGGTTTTACTAGTACACACTGTCTTGGGTTTCCGATAGATAGATGTGTCGTGGATGGGTTCTTTGAAGACTTGCTCGAGCCTGTGACGCAATCAAGTGAACACTTACCTTTGATTGTTTGTGGTGAAGCAGACCCACCTTCTGTAACAATGAATCGTAGTAAAATACGACGTTCGGAATTTCACGGATGGTGTGGTCATCCCACATTTGTACCTGTACACTTGAAACCTTTTCATAATGCAGATGGTGAGTTAGTTAACCCACTACATGTAGCTATGAAGAAGTTGCGCCAAACTCGTTTTGAAGTTGAGCCTTATGATGAAGATAGGGTTATAGATTATTTTGCTAAATTATATCCACGTTTTGGTAATCCGCAAGTTCGATCTATATCCGATGCTCTGAATGGTAATTCTAGGATAAAACTGCCTACAATTAATCATTCAACATCTGCTGGCTACCCATGGAGTCTTATGCCCAACAAGAAGAAAAAGGGGAAAGGTCACTTTATGGTTCAAACTGAGAATGGAGAGTATGTCTTAACAGTAGAGATGTATAACCACATTACAGATTGTCAAAACAAATTACATCGTGGAGAAAATATAAGTGTTATTTGGGCAGATGTGTTAAAGGATGAAACGCGACCAATAGAAAAGGTTAACAAAGGAAAAACGCGCCTTTTCTCAACATGTCCCATTGATTACTTGATTCTTATCCGTATGTATTTCTTGGATTTTATCGAGTATGTACAATCACGCTGTGTTGATAGACCAGTCTCTGTTGGTATTAATCCGCACTCTACCCAATGGCAGGAGATAGCACTACGAATGTGCAAATTTGATGGGAGTTTAGTTGCTGGAGATTTTGAAAATTTCGACGGCAACTTAACGAATGAAATGGGTAGAACTATCTTGAAATTTATCAATTGGTGGTATAACGATGGAGCTGAGAATGCTAAAGTCCGCACATTGCTTTTGGAACATGTCTTCACATCTCGCCGTGTCTATGGCAAAGATATCTACGAAACTGTGAGTGGAACACCGTCTGGCCATCCTTTAACAGCTATATTTAATTCGTTCCACTGTATCGGAATGACTTTTGTGGTACTCACAGAAGACTTGAATATAACTGCTCCAGATTTTGACATGGTTTGTTATGGTGATGATAATGTTATCAATATTAACCGTAAAGGGATCCGTTGTTCCACCTTAGCTGAACACTACAAACGTAGATTCGGTATAGGTTACACACACTTTTCTAAAGATGCGGTTGATAGAGATGATACAATACACACCATTAGGTATTTGGGGCGAGAATTTAAATTTAATCAGGGCCACTGTAGAGCGCCCTTAGATTTAGCAACAATACGAGAAATGTTGTTCTGGCACCATGGGAATGAGCATTCTGATGCAAAGCTTTACTCGACTGTGGAAAGCTTTGCCATTGAGATGTCTCACCATGGCAGGGAAGTTTTCCTTGAGAACACACAATCTCTTAGAGACTGGGTTATGAAGAATGCACCAAGACATCTGCGTCAAGTTGAAGAGAAGATACAACCGTACAGTTATTATTTTGACGGTATGTATGATCCTCTTCGTCGCGTAGATTTCAAGTGGTCGTTCTGACTAAGCCGCGTAATTTATTTGGTATGTTTTATAATATACTTCGCAGGTACTGCGAGACCGAAAGTCGAAGTGTCCAAAGTAGTGCATCACATGCACCATGTAGTAAGACAATCTGAATTTAACGTTGATAACACGGCGAACCGTGAATTTACTGATCGTGCAGTCAACATTGTTGACAACACACAACAAGACCGTCTTGGAGATTTTCAAGATGCAGCTCCTATATCTCATTCGTTGGCAACTGATGTAATTAAGCAGCAACCACATGAGGTAGTTAATATGGAGGAACACAAGCTAGACAAAGTAATTGAAAGATCATACTTGCTCGGGACATATTCTTGGTCCACCGCACAGGCAGTGGGTACTGTCTTAGCTGATTTGAGCTTTCCAGCTGCCCTTTTCAACATTCCTTTTATAGCTGATAAAATTAAAGGTTTTCGCTATTTTAGAGGAGGTGTCAGAATCAGTGTTCGTATGAGTGCTAACAAATTTACATACGGCAAGCTCATTATGGCATATGATCCAATTAGTACTAGCAATGCTTATGCAGCAACCTTGTTTTCAAGTGCTTATTTGATGTCTGGTAACCCTCACGTGCTAATATCAGCTGCAGCCAGTGAGGCAGTAGTTATGGACATACCATTTATTTGTCCTAAAAGAGCGATTGATTTGCAGAACTTTACCAGTAGTGAAATTGGGCGAGTTGCCATCATGATTCTTAATCCATTGATCAATGTATTAGGTCAAACCAACACCGTTTCGGTTCAAGTTATGGCTCAGTTCATTGAGTCATCTCTATACTTCCCAACTGATATACCATATACTGGACCGATTACACAAAGTGGCAGACACAAAGTTATGAAAGCTCACAAGGAACACACAACGAGTACAGCTATTGAAGCAGCTCGTAAATCCCAAGAGCATTATGTGTCTGAGGTTCATGAAGCTACAAATGCCACAGCTGGTTCAATAAGTAATGGCTTAGCTTCTATTACTCGCACCGTTCAGCAAGTAGCAGATGTTGGTACCGGTATTATGGCGTTAGGAGCTTTGTTTGGTTTATCTAAGCCAACAAGCTCAGCCATTACAGATGTAGTACAGATTAGACCAGGTGTTGCTTATAACAATGGTAAGGGTATTGATCATTCAATCAAACTGGCAATGGATTCTGAAAACTCCATTGGTACTTTACCAAACGTTGGAGGTTCTGACGTTGATGAAATGGATATCGTGACGCTTGCATCCACTCCAGCTCTTGTTTCTGTCTATAGCATGACAAGTAGCACGTTGCCAATTCCAATAATGACATGCTCTTTCGGACCAACTTTAAATGCTGGTATAAAGGAGTCTTATTGTGACATTATTGCATCCATGTTTAGATGGAGTAATGGTACTGTGCGTGTTAAAGTTTATATTACTGCATCGCTAATGCAGGCAATTCGATTAGTCTTCTTCTTGAGTGACGATGTTGCTAATGAACAAGATTGGACTAATTTGTATCATAGAGTAGTTGATGTGCAAGGTGATACTGAAGTTTGCATATCTTTACCATACTGTCAGAACACTGTTACTGACGATGGTACTATTTCTAAATTTGCTCTCTGGGTCAAAAGACTCAATTGGTCAACACCTGATAATGCTGTTAGTGCTCCTATTTACCTTAATATTTATAAAGCGGCCGACAAAGATTTCAGTGTGGGTGAGCCACTCAATTGTTACGCGTTACAGTCGAACGTTCGTGATGATTTTTCTGTTCCTTTCTTGCCAATCCATGAATCAATAACTGGATATGAGCATGCTAATGTTGTTTGGGGCGAAAAATTTACGACCATGCGTGAAGTAATTCATAGAATGACACCATATCGCCAATATTCCGCAGGAGGCGCTGCTTTTACTTACGAGAATCAAGTTGCTCCTGCTGCTACTTATGGCATTGAAATGATTGGCAAATTTTATAGATTTTGGCGTGGTTCTGTCCGTTTTTCCTATGTTCCAAAAACACCCAGCAACAATTCTTGTGTTGTGGTTTATGACAGTGGTACATCTCCCGCAGCTTATTTAAATGCTGTTGCATTCGGAACGCCTGTAAGTCCGATAATTGACTTCGAGGTCCCTTATTACTCCAACTTATTATTTGAGTCTACTGATACAAACAGTAAGTTAATAGCACAAATGAGTGGCCCCGCAATGTTCATGAGTAAAGCAGCTGGAGATGACTTTTCTTTCCATTTTAGAAGATTACCTCCTAACACAGCTATCAACTTCGACAATCCCGGAGCTGTTGGCGCTCTTAGGAGTTTCCTGAGCTAAGTGCTTTGCAACCTAGTTTGGTCTCAGGCTTCTATTTCTATTTTAAATTATACGTTATTCAACCATGAG